CAATGATCTTATTCTTTAAATCGTCCAGTACTTCAATGTCAACTTCTAAATCGACTATCTTTTCTATTTTTTGGCCCAGCTTAAATCTTCTATCAAATCTGATCTTCCAAACAGAATAATTAGACTTCTTTCTTTGATTAACTATAAAGAATATTTCTTTCTCTTTATAGATATCTGGATTTATGAAATAGGCTCTAGATTTATCAACTGCATCCAGCATTCTGTCCAAGTGATCTATTAGAAGACTGGTGAAAAGATAATTGGCATTCCTAAATATTTCTAATAAATTATCTGGCACTTCATATACCTTCCTCAAGTGTTCTCTAATTTGAACAATTTTAGGATCCTTCCAATTTGGCTTAAAATCTGAATCTATCATGCTGCCTTCAATAACTAAATTGTTTAGATTTAAAGTATGAAACATGATTTCATCAAATTTAGAAATATCTCCTTGATCTAGGTGTTCTCTAAATCTTTTATTTGCTGCCAATAGAACGTAGCTGTAATATTCAGCATCTAGGTGAGATCCACCCTTAGTGATCCATAAGGGATCTAGTATGTATTTAGATTTGCTCATCTATATTATTATATATTTTACCGAAAAACTTGAATCAGTTTACTTAAATGTTGAGAATAAATAATAAAAATTAAAGATTCCTATTTGCGATGTCTAAAACTACAATAAAATTATTGATTGACCCTGAGAAAAATTCCTTAACCTTTAGTAAGAATTTTAGAATTTTTAAAACCTCAGAATCTATTTGTGATATTTCTTCTCTTACTGATTATGTAGAAGATATCATAATCAGCTCACCTAGTGCAGTCGACTTAAATTACCTAAGAAGATATTTAAGATACTCTAGAAATTCACTAGACTGGTCCCTATGGTATGAGGTGGAGCCTGGTGATATTGGAGAGGCTGCGAATATCATATTTGAAGACGGATCTGACTTTTATTTTGAGATTAAGTATGAATATGATGACGGAACAACCGATGAATTAGGTTCAATCATCGAAATCAATGAAATAAAATTAAGATTCCTAAATTCAGTTACTGCAAGCACACAAAATACATTTGCTCCGGTTGTGATATGTTCAGATGAAAGATGTAGCACTATTATAAATAATGCTGATCCAAAATTTAGACCCTATCAAGTAGATAGTGCAGTTAATATGTTTAAAGAACTCTCTTTCTATACCAACAAGGTATATGGACATGAAGTGGTTTATTTTAGAACGTTACCTGAATCCGATAGCGGAGACTATATTTTTAAAGAGTGGACCCTCTATAAAAATGTGGATCGTAAATGCATTAAAGTTATGGTACCTGGAAATAAGTTTCCTTCCATGGATCCTAAATTTTCTGAATTTGAATTAGAATTTCAATTACCTTTTGAGATCCACATAGATCATAGATATTTTCAATCTATTTTTGGAAAAGCATCTCAGCCTAGACATCGAGACTTTTTATATTTTCCTCTCCTGAATAGAATGTATGAAGTACAAGGATCCTATATAAACAGATCCTCTATTATGATGACTCCTGTGTTTTGGAAAATAAGCCTTAAGAAGTACAATCCAAATATTGATATGCTGCTTACTGATGATACTAGACATTTCTTGGATAATGTTATACAGTCAGCTGAGGAATTATTTAGAGAAGAAGTCGAGGCAGATATCAAAGATGGAACTATGCCACAACAGTATCAAGTCATCAGCCGAAGATTTGATTCGTCTAGAAACTCAATTCATCCTGAATTAAGATTGAGGCCTTTAAAATATACATTCAATCATAATAGTTTAATTGAAAATTACTACGACCTCTCCTCTATTAGTCCAACTGATGCCACGTATAGGCTCACTACAGGCTCACCGACGGTTGCATCTGATGTCAACCTAGTAAGTCTCCCTAGCTTAAATCCAGGGGACCCCGGTAGCTATAATACAATACTTGCTTATCAGAGCTCTGATCCATTTATTAGTTGGAGAAATAATTTCCTTATCACAACTGATAAGAATGTAAGTGGAAATAACTTTAAATTTATTCGGGTACGGGGTCCGATTGATACAATACCTAATCATGTAGGCCAATCCGAATCTGGCAGATATATTAGAATTGAAGCCTACTCGGATCTTTCATTTAAGAAGCAGCGTCCTATTATGACTACATTTGATGAAAATGGAAACCCAGTAGTTAAATTTAAAGTAAGAGAGCCTTCTGTAATTTATAACGCGGAGCCGCAGTTTAATCTGACTGACTTGAGTAATATTTCTTTTACCGCTCTGTTTAATGTTAATTCAAGCGCAGACATATTGCAATTTATAAATGGATGGGACAACGAAACAGGAGCTGGAATCAGAATATCTGGACAGTTTATAAGATACATTGGAACTGAACCAGAAGGGGATCTGAATATATTAGTAGAAATAAACGGATTCCAAAAGCAATTCTCGGTCAATAATTTTGTATCTGGAGAATGGCATGCACTTGTGATCTCAGTATCTAATGAATTTAAGCAAATTGGAGGATTTATATATTCAATCAAGGAGGATCCAGCAGATATTATGAATCATACTGATTTTGTTCAAGTATTAAATTCACAGGGAGACTTTCAACCACAAGAATTTAATTTAATAGACCAAAAATACTATATACCTTCTTCTAACATGTTAATAAGTAATATCAGATTATTCAATACTATGTTAAAGGAGGATGAGCATGATTTTATATTGAGTCAACAATACATAAAAGATGAATCAAAATTATTAATTATTGATAATTGTAAACCTCAATTAAATCTTCCTTATATCAGTAAAAATAGATAATATATATGAAATCATCAAATCACGAAAACATTCAGAATCAAAACACGCAGGATATCTTCTTAAGAAATGCCACTCTTTCCCTATTAGATCTACTTAATCGAGAAATAATAATTGATATGGTAAGAGAAGGCAAGATAGAGAAGCATGAAATACCTTTCTTCTATAATTTTGCAGGTAGTCAGGGATTTATGAGAGACTTTTTCACGGAGGTACCCGACGATTGTAAGTATCCTGATTTTGCAGAAGGAAACTACGACATAGTTCCTCGAGGAATAGTTACTCTAAATAGTTTTCAGATAAAATCAACTGATATTACTAATAAATTTGTTAGGGGTACTTTTACTCAAGAAGATAGAAATGAGAATGATCAAAAGGTAATGAAAGCCTATTCTTCTAGGCTCTTTAGTTTACCAATGTCTTTAAAATTTGACATTAAAATTAAGGCGGATAATTTAAATAAAACCTTTAAAATTATAGAAAAAATATTTGATTATTACTATAAAAATAGAGTGCTCTATTTTCAATACCGAGGAATTAGAATTCCAGCCCAAATTACATTCCCAGAAACTATATCCAATGATAAGAAGTATAGCTTTACTTATGCAGATGATACCTATGTTACTATGACTTTTTCAATTGACATGGAAACCTATTATCCTAGCTTTGAGGATTCTTCTACTAGACCTAAAGGAAATGTAATTAGACAATTCGGTTCATATCAGAAACTAAATGGAACTGGCACTATAATTAATGGTGATTGGATTGATTCTGATTTCCCACCTAGTGAATAATCTGAAAAAATTTTAATAAATAAATAAAAATAAGAGACGCTAAATGGCGGTGTATACCAATCTTAAAAGTATTAGAAAACTTAGTAATGCAAGTTTAACTTCAATCATAGATATTACTAATTTAAACTTTAAGAATTTATCAGAAGGTAATCTTGAGTTTCTATCGAATATTAACTATGATGAGGTTAGTAATTCAATGTCTTTATATAAGGGAAAGTTTACCTTATTAGAGATAACTGACACTATATCAATGACCCTTGACGGGATCCCTACTCTTACTATAAATTCTCTAGGTAAATTAAACGGTCAGGAATTATTAGTTAAAGTAGCTGAAACTAAAAGACAGAGACTTACTGATTTTTCAGATTGGCCAGATATTGGAGTTCCTGGTGAAA